TGGCTGTATCTGAACCAACGGGTTGAAGGCACGTCGCCATTCTTGAACAGAACCGAATGGTCCAAGAATGGTGCCGAGCCGTCACCGATGTCCGGCTTTGACTGTTTCGCTGGGCTTGATCTATCGGCCAGCCGAGATTTGACGGCGTTCGTGATGGTGTTTCCGAAAGACGGCGTGTATCACGTCGTGCCGCAGTTCTTTCTGCCCGCCGATGGCATCCGCGAAAAGGCGCGCACCGAGAAAGTGCCGTATGACATATGGGCGGACCAAGGTTTCCTGACGCTGATTGACGGGCCTGTCATTGTGCCTGCTATCGTGGCGCGTCACGTTGCCGAGGCGCATGAGCAATATAACATCCAGACGCTGGCGTATGACCGTTGGCGGATCAACGACTTTCAGCGTGAGTTGGACACAATCGGCGCGCAGGTTCCGATGGTGCCGTTTGGTCAGGGCTACAAAGACATGGCCCCGGCGGTTGATAAGCTGGAGCGACTTGTGGCCGAGAACAAATTGCAGCACGGCAACAACCCGATCATGAACATGTGCGCAGCCAATGCGGTGGCGACACGCGATCCGGCAGGCAACCGCAAGCTGGACAAGACGAAAGCAAGCGGCAAGATTGACGGCTTGGTGGCGCTGGCGATGGCGCTGGGCGCGTCAACGATGACGGATGGCGAACCGGCTTACAGCCCGTGGGACGATCCATCATTTACGCTTGCGGCAGAATGATGTATGATGCAGCGAAACCATGCGCGTGGATTTGACCTAATGGCTCTCTTTGATCGCTTCCGCAAGACGGAAGCCCGCAATCTTGAAAACCCGTCCGCACCTGTTTCGGCGGAGGATTTCTTGCAGGTCATGGGCTGGGGCGGCGGTCTTTCCGAAACCGGCATCAATGTCACGATTGACAACGCGCTGGGCGTTCCTGCGATTTGGTCTGCGGTCAACTTTATCAGCGGCACGCTTGCTGGCCTGCCATTGCACGTCTATCGCAAGGGGCCAAATGGCCGAAAGCGGGTTGATTCTGGTAAGTTGCCAAACATCCTGCACGATGTGGCCAACGACGAGATGTCCGCGTTTGCTTGGCGCAAGTATCTTTTTGAGCAGGTTCTGACTGGTGGCCGCTGCGTCAGCTACATTGAGCGCAATGCGAGCGGCGAAATCTTGAACATTTGGCCGCTTGACCCGCATCACACGCGGGTTGACCACGTTGTCGAAGACCGCAAGATGGTCAAAATCTACACCTACAAAGGCAACAAGTATGCTGCCGATGAGGTGATTGACATCACGTTTATGATGAAGGCCAACCAGCTAGACATTCGCGGCCCGATCATGACGAACAAGGATGCCATTGGGCTTGCGATTGCGGCGACGCGATACGGCTCTAAAGCGTTCCAGTCTGGCGGCATCCCGCCAATGACGCTGCAAGGTCCGTTCCAGTCTGGCGCAGCGGCGCAGCGTGCATCTGACGACGTGGCCAAGACGACTGCCAAGCTGGCGCGCGAGGGCAAGCCTGTCATGGCGATCCCAATGGGCCATGAATTGAAGCCCGTCGGGTTTAACCCGACCGAAATGCAGTTGCTTGAATTGCAGCGTTTTAGCATTGAACAGATCGCGCGTATCTACAGCTTGCCGCCGATCTTTCTGCAAGACCTGTCAAAAGGCACCTATTCAAACACAGAGCAGCAGGATTTGCACTTTGTGAAGCACACGCTGAAACGCTGGATTGAGCAGTTTGAGCAGGAATTGAACCTAAAGCTGTTCCCGCGCGGGTCGAAACTTTACGTTGAGTTCAATGTTGACGGCTTGCTGCGCGGCGACTTCAAGACCCGCATGGAAGCGCACGCGACGACGATCCAGAACGGCATCCGCACACCAAACGAGGTGCGCGACATTGAGAACATGCTGCCACGCGAGGGCGGCGATAGCTTGATGATTCAAGGCGCAACCGTTCCGATTTCAACGCAAATTAACGGATTGGCTGGCAATAATGTCGAATGATTGCAATTCTTCTGTTGCGCTAGACGAGGCAGGCAGTTTCGTGGTATCTTTACCACAAAGTTTGGAGGCTGTTATGGCAAAAGCTGAAATCCGTGCGATGAGCGAGCCTGTTGAAGTCCGGCAGGAAGACGATGGCGCGATCCGCGTTGCGGGCTATGCCGCTGTCTTTGGCGAAGAAACCAACATCGGTGGGATGTTCACTGAAGTGATTGAGGCGGGTGCGTTTACATCTGCACTTGAGCGCGGCGATGACGTTGTGTTCTTGGTCAACCACGCTGGCCTGCCATTGGCGCGCACGCGGTCTGGCACGCTGAAGCTGACCCAGGATGATCGCGGCCTGTACATCGAAAGCGAACTGGACCGCGAAGACCCAGACGTTCGCGCCATTGTTCCCAAGATGAAGCGCGGCGATCTGGACAAGATGTCGTTTGCGTTCATTCCGACCCGTCAGGAATGGGACGACAGCGGCGACATGCCCAAGCGCATGATCCGCGACTTACAGCTTTTTGATGTCGCTATCGTAACCACACCGGCATACGATGGGACAGAAATCGGATTGCGTTCATTGCAACAGTACCGCGATGAGCAAAATAAAAACCAAGCGGCTCGCCGTCTTCGCATGAAAGGCCGCTTGAAAGTATAGCAGCGGCTCCCGCTGTTAATGCCCTATCCTGCACCTTGGGCAAGTGCTTGGATTGATCGTCGTGATGACAGACCAATTCCCTTAGATGGAGGCCCCCGATGGCTGAGATTAAAGAACTGCGGGAGAAGATGGCGAACATTGCCACCGAAGCCCGCTCCAAGCTGTCAGAAGTGACAGACACCACACCAGAAGCACGCGCATCCGAAGTTGAGCGCGAATTTGACGCCATGATGGCAGATCACGACAAGCTGGCCGCAAAGGTTGAGCGTCTTGAAAAGGTTGAGGCTGCACTTCGCGCTGGCGAAGCAGTTGACCTGTCCCGTCGTCCCGTCGGTCAAGCCGGTTCTGCCGCTGCCGTGGACGCTGGTTTCCAGATGGACTATCGTTCGGCTTTCGCTGAAATGATTGCCAATGGCGGCGAAGGTTATGTTGACCAAGAAGTGCGCAGCGTTCTGAAAGAATACCGCGTCCAGACTGGTGGCACCAATTCTGCTGGCGGTTTCACCGTTCCAACTGAACTGGCGACCTTCATCGAGAAGGCAATGATCGCAACTGGCCCAATGTACGGCGACCAGTTCTTCACTGTCATCAACACCACTGCGGGCAACCCGTTCAACATCCCAACTGTTGACGACACTGCCGCGACTGCCGAAGCACACACCGAAGGCACACAGCCAACGGATGACGCTGGCAAGGACGTGACATTCGGTCAGAAGTCGCTGGGCGCGTTTGCGTTTGACTCTGAGTGGATTCGCTGGTCGGCAGAACTGAACGCAGACAGCGTTCTGAACATGGAAAGCCTGCTGGGCGAACTGCTGGGCGAGCGCCTTGGCCGTATTGCCAACGCCAAGCTGACCACCGGTTCGGGTTCTTCGGACGTTGAAGGTATCGTGACCAACTCCGGTGCTGGTAAAGTTGCAGCCGCAACCAACGCCATCACTGCTGACGAGATCATTGACCTGATCCATTCGGTTGACCCTGCTTACCGTAATTCGCCAAGCACTGCGATCATGATGGCTGACGCCACCTTGTCCGCTGTTCGGAAGCTGAAGGACGGCGAAGGCAACTACCTCTGGCAGATGGGCAACTACCAAGCTGGCGTCCCGCAGAACCTGCTGGGCTACAACGTTGTAGTTAACCAAGCGATGGCCAATGTCGGTTCCGGCGTTTCGTCCAAGGTCATGCTGTTCGGTGATATGTCGAAGTTCTACGTCCGCAAGGTTGGCGCACCGTCGCTGTACGTTGCGCGCGAGCGTTTCGCACCAGACTTCGGCATCTTGGGCTACATCCGTTTCGACGGTGTGTTGACCAACACTGCCGCGATCAAGCACCTTGCCACTGCGGCTGCTTAATCAACTTCTTGGTGAGGCGGCTTCGGTCGCCTCACTTACTAAGTTGACTTAAAAGGAGGCACAAAATGCCAAAGGTTAAACTTCTCACTTCGATGGCCGGTATCGACTTTTCGCACAATCAGGGCGACGTGATTGACTGCAATGAAGCCGAAGCAGTCCGTTTCATTGCTGCTGGCGTTGCCGAGCCGGTTGAAGCCGTCAAGGTCGAGCGCGCAGTCAAGGCTCAGACAACCCGCAAGGCTGCTGTGGTCCAAGAGGACGAATAAGCATGTATCAGCCATTGGCCAGCTTTGACGCTTTGCAGTTGCTTGAAGCACCTGCTGCAACCCCTGTCGCGCTGGCCGAGGTTAAAGCGCAGTTGCGCGTTGAGCATCCAGACGATGATCTTGTCATCAATCGGTTGATTAACACTGCCGTCGCTTACACCGACGGCAAGGGTGTTTTGGGTCATGCGATGATTCAGCAGACATGGGGCCAATGGGTTCACAGCGTTCCGCCGCAGTCCGTTCGGCTTTCTATGGGTCCGGTGATTTCTGTTTCTGCTGTCAAGTATTATGACGAAGATGGCGTTTTGCAAACTGACACCCTGTCAAACTATGAGATCACGGGGACACCGTTCACCACCCAGATCGGCCCCAAGGATGGCTTCAACTGGCCTGTGACGCAGGAACGTTCTGACGCGATCCGCATTGAGTTCACGGCAGGCTACGGCACAACCGCTGCTGATGTGCCTGAGACGTTGCGCCATGCAATGATGCTTCTGGTCGGCCATTGGTACGATCATCGTGAAAACACGATGCTGGATAAGCTGGCCAACATCCCATACGGCTTTGACATGCTTTTAGATATGCATCGCAGGTCTTGGTATGGTTAAGGCTGGCTTGTATCGTGAGCGTGCCGAGTTCCAGCGTCTTTCCGAAGGCGATGTTGACGATTATGGCAACGTCTATACAGGCTGGACTTCGCTTGCTACGCGATCCGCTGATATGCGCGAGCGAACTGGCAAGGAAGCGATCCAAGGCGGCGCGCTTTCCGATGTCGGGCCAGCGACTATGCGCGTGCGCAATGACAGCACCACATCAACGATAACGGCGGCTGACCGCGTTGTCATTCGTGGCAAGACTTGGGCAATCAAGGATGTCATCCAAGTTGACGCAAAGGGAACTGTTCTTGAGTTCACCTTGCTGCGGGGTGTGGCATCATGAGGGTGACAGGCGCAAAAAAACTTGGCAAGCAGTTGCGCGATCTGCCCAATGATGTGCGTGCGGAGGTTGATAAAGCTATTCGCCGCAACACTGAGGCCGGTGCGCGTTTGGCGCGGCAGCTTGTTCCTGTTGAAAGCGGCGAGTTGAAGGGCTGGATACATACCAAATATGACCAGGAAGATGGCTTGCGTGGGTCCGTTGAAGCAGCACCGCCAACCAAAGAAGCGCAGATCAAAGCGCGTTCTGTTGAGTTTGGCCGGTCTAAGGGTGATCGCGGGACAACAAACCCTGCACCTTACATGCGGCTTATGCAAAAGCACCTTGGCAAGCGTTTCAAAAACTCTATCCGCGCGGCGATCCGCAAGGCAGTCAGGAGTTCAATGAATGGCTGATGGTTTCGCACTCGCATTGCAAAAGGGCGTCCGTGCGGCGCTGGTTGCTGATGCCACGATCACTGGTCTTGTCGGATCGCGCGTTTACGATGAGCCGCCGCAGAATGTGACTTTCCCATATATGCGTTTTGGTGATATTGATCCGAGCGCGTTTGACACGGACAACACAGAGGGCGCATTGGTCGGGGTGTCAATTGAGGCGCATTCTCGCGCGGCGTCAGGTCGTGTTGAGGTCGTCCAGATGGCAGAGGCAGTCAGGGAAGCGTTGCACCGTCAGGAAGCCGCTGTGACAGTTGCTGGGCATACGTTGGTGGAATTGATATTCCAGACGTTTTCGGTTACAAGAGATAATGAGGGCCGTGGATATACGGCTGTCATTGCGCTTCAAGCGATGCTTGAGGAAAATGCCTAAACTCCCGCGCCGTGGGCAAGCGCATTTGATGGAGGCCGATCATGGCTAAACAACTTGGACGCGCCCTGCTCGTGAAAATCGGCGATGGCGAAGTAAGCGAAGCATTTGCAAACCTTTGCGGTTTGAACAGCAAGTCTTTGACGATCAACAACACGGCGATTGATGTCACCACGCCAGACTGCACAGCACCAGAAGGTGCGTTGTGGACTGAAACTTTGGCTGGCTTGAAGAACGTATCAGTCACCGGCGATGGTTTCTTTGAAGACAGCACCACCGAAGCCCGCATGAACACGGTCGCAATGGGCGCTGACAACAAGGCAAACTTCCAAGTTGTCGTGCCTGATTTCGGAACCTATGCAGGTGCGTTCCGCATCACGTCGCTTGAGTTTGGCGGCGAGACAGAAGGCGGCGTGACTTATTCGCTGTCGCTGGAAAGCACAGGCGTTATCACGTTTACGGCTGCTTGATGACTATAACGGCTGAATCGCCGCGTGGGGGTGTCGTCGAATATATTGGCGACACCTCTTATGCTTTCGTTCTGCGCAATCGTGAGATTGAGCGGTTTGAGGACAAACATCGCGGCATCTTTGAGTTTTGGGATGGCGTGTTTGGTCGTGGCAAAAAGCCGTCAAGCAAGGAAGTGCGTGACATTGTTGCGCTTGGACTTGTTGGCGGGGGCATGAAAGACCACGACGCGGACAAGGTTTTGGCGCAGTGCGGCCCTGACAAGCTGATGCATCTGTTGCAGCTTGCGCAGGCCATCGTGGGCGTGGCGTTTATGCCGGATGCCTTGGATGAAGCGGCGTCAAAAAAAAAGACCACGGACCAGCCCCCAAGCGATTAAGCGTTCGGGACATGATTAAAAGCGGCATCGTCATTGGCTTACGTCCTGACGAAATCCGTGATATGATCCCGAAAGATACTTGGCTTGTTTTCGCGGGATGGCAGGAAGCCCACAGCCCAAAGAAGCCGGGTGAGGATGCGATGTCAGCGGATCAATACCGTGCGCTTGTGAGGCAAATAGATGGCGATTAGTGCAGAACAACTCAACGTCATTCTAAGCGCGCGTGATCGTGAGTTCACGAAAGCGATGCAGCGTTCCGAGCAACGGGTCAATCGGTTTTCCAAGGAAAGCAACAAAAGCCTGTCGTCTACAAGCAAGGCTTTTGCTGCGCTGGGAACAGCCGCCAAGCGGCTTGGGCCTGCAATCGCTGCGGCGCTCTCTGTTCAAGCGTTTCGCGGCGCTTTGTCTGCGGCTACTGAAATTGAAAACCTTTCAAGAATTGCTGGCGTTGCGTCAGATCAGTTCCAAGTTTTGGCTTTGACTTCGCAACAGTTTGGCATCGGTCAAGAAAAACTTTCTGACATTCTGAAGGATGTGAACGACAAGTTCGGGGACTACGCGCAAACTGGCGCTGGCCCGCTTGCCGATTTCTTTGAAAACATTGCGCCCAAGGTTGGCTTGACCGCATCTGCCTTTGCCGACTTGTCGTCGGATCAAAAGCTGGGTGCGTATATCAACGCTCTGGAGCGGGCAAACGTATCGCAGGCAGACATGACTTTCTACATGGAAGCCATCGCCAGCGACAGCACCGCGCTTGTGCCAGCGTTTCAAAACAATTCCGCAGCCATTGATGAGATGGCAAGAAAAGCTGCTGATCTTGGTCTGGTGATTGACCGCGAGACTATTGCGAAATCAAAAGAGGCTCAGAATGAACTGGACCTGATGTCCAAGGTCATAAGCATCCAGCTTACCCAAGCCCTTTTGTCTATAGCACCCGCCCTTGCACAAGCGGCTGGCGGTATAGCAACAATCTCAGCCGCTGCTAGAGAGTTTTTTGCAGTGTTTCCAGAAGGCAATTTTTTGCCAGAATTGCTAGACGCGGATGGCTTGAAGGCGCTTGCTGCTGAGTATGAAGGCCTTGGCGGAATTATCGCAAGGATTGGCACGGCGCGGGCCGCAGAGACTTCAAACCTTGCGCAAGGCAATGAAGAAGACGCTGCCAAGTTTGCTTTGCAGGCCGCAGCGGCAGAAGATGAATTGCGCGAAGCCATTGCTCTGCGCCAACGCCAACAAGCCGCAGGCGAGGGCGCTATCGCGAGTTCAATGGCTTTGGGAGACGAAATTAATCAGTTGCGGGAGCAAGCGCGACTGAATCAAGTAAGCGCAGAACAGCGCGAGCGCGAAACCATTGCCACGCAAAGACTTGCGCGCGAAACTGAAATCAGAAATCAAATCTTGGCGAGCGGTCGTGAAATCACCGACGCCATTGAGGCAGACATCCAGACATTGGGTTCGCGTTTTGAAGAAAGCGCAGTCGCTGCCAGCCTTATTTTGAACCCTTTGAAGGTTGCTAAAAAAGAAACTAAAGACATCAAAAGCGAAGCTGAACTTGCAAGAATCGCCTATGAGAAGCTGCTG